TATTTTAGACAAAGTTAAAAACGCATTGCGTTTAGATGTTTATGACATCGCTTGGTTTGGAGATGTGAATTCTACAAATGATACTTTAGCTTCTTGCAATGGTATTTGGACAAGATTAATTGCCGGTGCAAACGCATACGAAATTGAAAAAGTTACAATTCCAACAACATTAGTTGATTGTACTGCATTAGATACAATGCGTGCAATGTATGATGCGGCATCTGATTTATTAGACCAAATGCCGGAAGCGGATAAATACTTTGCATTGACAAGAGAGTTATACAATAACTACTTAACTTGTAGAGAAGATGCATGCTGCGGAGATAAATCATGGGATATGGTTGAAGCAGGTGCAAGAATGCTAATGTTTAGAGGTATTGCGGTTTACAAAAAATCGAGATGGTCACAAATCATTTCTGCAAATAGTTTAAATCATACTCATCGTGCAGTTTATACATACAATCAAAATTTAGTAATTGGTACGGATGCAATTTCTGATACTAATACATTAGATTTCTACTATGTAAAACAAGATAAGATGAATTACATTGATGCGGAATTTAAAATGGGAACGCAATATGTTTACGGAGAATTATCTGTAATTGCATTATCATAATTTTTAATTTAAAAAATAGGAGATAAGAATATGCCATGTGGAATAGTTAGCGGTTTAGCTTGTGCGACTTGCGAAGATTTACAATCAGTTGGCGGTATTAAAGCAAAAAATATTTATGTAGGCTCGCTATCAGATTTAACTGATAGTGGGTTTACAAAAGATGTTGAAGGCGTTGTTACTGCAATTGGATTGCAGCCTTACAATTACTTGTATAAATTCTGTGCAAAAACAAAAAGCGCAGGAGCATCACAAGAATTAGTAACCGGCGAAAATAACATCAAATCATTTACTCAAACAATTACCGGTAAATTTCAACAACAAACACAAGATGCAAAAAATGTGTGGGACAATTTGAAATTATTAGATGATATGTTCGTAGTAATTGAAAAAACAAACGGAACATTTGAATTGTATGGCGAAGCAGCAGGTTTAGAAATTACTGCATTAACAAAAGCGACCGGCGTATTAATCGGAGATGACAATAGTTATAATGTAACATTATCACAACCGATGGGCGGAGAACAATTGTTAGCACCGGATTTCTTTGTAACAAGTTACGCAGCAACAAAAGCATATTTAGAAAGTAAATTAGTTTAATTTCTAATAAAAATATTTCGCAGAGAAGTAGTTTCCGACAAAAGAAGTTTTAATAGGTTGGCTTTCTTTAGCTGACAAGGAGTTAAGACATTACAAAGAATATAGGTCGGGATTGCAGAGTTAAGGTAACGGCGGGTAAGCATCGAAGGATGGGAATTTGGAAGGCGAAAAGTAGCAATACGGAAATGGGGGGCATGAGCCCCTCTTTTTTTTTGTAAAAATTTTGCATTTCAAATATTATCATTACATTTGTTTCGGCTGCGGTTATAAATTAACATTAAAAAAAATTTTGGGGAAAAAGCCGCAGCCATTTAACCAATGGATATCCAAGAATTAAAAAACTATTTTGTAAGTAATGGCGGAATGCAGCTTGCAAAGAATAATCCAAATTGGCAAATCTTATTTGACACATATCGTAAGCAGACCGGCAATAAATTAATTGTTGGATGTGGAAGTTGTTACGCAAAAGCATGGAGATGGCTGCAAAAACAATAATCCATCAAATATATTTTGATGATAATAGCAAAAAATGTCTACAAAATTTTGCTATACCTTATGATAATTCATGGTATGATGGAAAGCCAAAACAACCTGCATTTGAAAATCATATTATTTTAGATTTAATTGCAGCAAATGCTCATAAAGATTGCGATTATTTTGGTGTTCTATCATGGCAATTTGAAAAAAAGAATTCTTATTGGCTAAAAAATCTTTTTGATGATATTGAAAGGTTTCCAAATGTAGAAACATATTCATTTTATAAAGCACATACGCAGCCAAATTTATGGCGTGTAGCAGAGCAATGGCATGCCGGTATAATACAAGTTGCTCAATATATTTTTCATCGCTTTAATGGCTTTAAAATAAGCCAAATTGAGATGCCTACTATCTATCAGAATGCGCATTTAACAAAATCAGAAATTTATGAAGATTATGTTAAAACATGGCTGCAGCCATTAATGGAAATCATGGCCGATACTGAAGATATTTGGTTGCAGGAAAAATTGTATGCAGATACAAAATATAAATCGTGGTCTTTAAATAGAGAAAAATTGCAAAATGTTACCGGCGTTCCTTATTATCCAATGCATTCATTCATTTGTGAAAGGTTTTTTGCTACATATTGCGCAGCTAAAAAAATTAAAATCAAGCATCTATGTTAAAAATTAGGTTAGTCAGCAATTACGCTGATAGTAAAAGATTGACAAGTGAGGTTATTAGGCAATTTGCATCAAAAGAATTTGCTATTAATTTTGAATTTGTTTACGATGATAGCTACGATATGCTATTTATTTTCAATAATTGGGATGGTGATATAAAAGTTTCTAAAGAAAATATTTTTGTATTATCGCAAGAGCCTACATGGAGTGCAAATTTCGTAGATTGGAATGATAGATGCGCAGAATTTATATCTCCAACAAATAAACAATTACCAATGATGTTTAATTGGACGGGATTAGATTATGAAGATGCTATAAATTTAAAAGCTGAAAAAATAAAACCATGTAGCTTTATTGTTGCTTATCATGAGCCACAAGATGGAACATTATACGAATTTAGAAATAATTTGGTGCATCAAATTTTAGATACTGATTTACCTATTGATATTTATGGTAAAGATTGGAATGTATTTGATAGCAGATGGAAAGGTGCTATTGAGAATAAAAGTCAAGGATTAATTGATTATCATACTTCGATTGCAATTGAAAATTGCGAGCAGGAATTTTATGTTTCAGAAAAATTTTGGGATATAATTATTTGCGGTGCGGTACCAATTCCTTATCATGCTATAAAAGAAAATACAATTGAAAATTTAAATGCGTTTATTGAAATATTTACTTTAGGAGACGGAGCAAGTTTAGTACAATAGCAAAAAGATTTTTATTTCAATGAGTTAAATATATTTAACTACATTAGAAGCAAATGCCTAAAATAATAACATTCGGAACAAAAGAATATAACAATGCAATGAATAGACTTCGTGCATCAGCACAAGATTATGCAGATGTTATAACATACAATGAATTTGATATTGTCGATTTAATAGAAATATATCCGGAACATTTTTTAAATAGCAGAGGATTCGGATGGTGGCTTTGGAAAGCATATTTAATTACAAATACATTAGATGAAATGCAGGCAGATGACTATTTAATTTATTTAGATGCAACAATTGAGGTATTAAAAAATCCTTTAGAATTAATTGATACAAAAAAAGATATTATTCTATACAATAATGGTCAATCGCATCACGAATTTTGTAAATCAGAATGTTATTATGGAATGAAAATATATTCCCCTTTAGACCAATTGCAAGCTAATGCAGCTATACAGATTTATAAAAATACAGAATATACTAAAATATTTTTATTGGATTATTTTCTTGCTTGTGCAAATCTTATGCTTGTAAATGATGAGTATGATAATACAATACAAATTTCAAAATTTAAAGAGCATAGACATGACCAATCTATTTTAACGAATTTAGCAGTTGAAGCAGGCATAGAATTAAAACCATCTCCATGTCAATGGGGTAGAAAAGGAAACGCATATTTCAATCATCATAGAACAATTTAAAAATGAAAAAATTAGTAAAATTAGCTTTAGAAAATAAAGCGCAGCAGCATCCAAAAGAATTTGAAAAATTATTAATCTTTTTGGATGATATGACAAGTAAAAAAATTGCAGTTGAAATAGGCAGCTACGATGGCGGATGCTTGTATGCTTATAAAGAAATATTTAAACAAGTTTTTTCAATTGATTTAGAAGAGCGTTCGGGATTGGAAGGTGTATATTACATAATTGAAAATAGTCAAAAAGCATTGCCGGTATTAAAAGAAACAATCGGAGGTAAAAATACAAAGATTGATTTTTTAATGATAGATGGCGACCATACTTATGAAGGAGTAAAAGCAGATTTTAGTTTATATCACAGATTAGTTCGTAAAGGCGGCATAATTGCATTCCATGATATTTTAGATACGCCATTACATCGCGAATTATTTTGCAGAGTGGATTTATTTTGGGATGAAATTAATAAAGATGAAAGGTTTGAAGCTTATGAAATAATTGATGGCGATGGCGCATGGGGCGGCATTGGAATTTTAGTTGTAAAATGATAGATATTGTAATAACTTGCAAGGATAGATTGCAGCATTTACGCAAATCTTATGTAACGCTATTAGAAGCGATAGGAGAGCGTGAAGATGTAAGAGTTATAATTGTGGCTTATGGCGATGTATTAGCTTACAGATGGGCTAAAAACAATGCTATCGGGATAATGGTTGAAGCTAAAGGTTTTAATCTTTCTGCAGCGCGGAATATTGGCGCAGCGCAATGCAAAGCAGATTGGATATTGTTTGCAGATGCAGATACTATTTTTGAAAGTAACTTTTTTGATGAATTAAATTTAGAAGCCGGTTGCTATTATACCGGCGAGCCGCATTGTAGTGGAAATTGCATGGTAAAAAAAGAAGATTTTATTGGATACGATGAAAATTTTATTGGATATGGCGGCGAAGATGTTGATTTATACATTGGATTAACAAGAAAAGGATTGGTTAAAAAATAATTAATGAATTTTAATTACATAATGCACAATGATTTTGAAAGGTTGCGCAATTATAAAGGCGATAAAAAATGGGAGCAACAAAAAAGAAACATTTTATATCTTATGAAAAAGCATCCACATGAATTTATATTTCCGAAATATGTACCAAATGAAATGAAAGGAATTTTATTATGATAGAAAAAGCATTAATTATTAGTTTACTTTGTTTTGGATTTTACCAAGTTACAAGATTTGGTCAAATCATGTATTTCATTCAGAGAATTGCAACAAAATTGCCTACAATTATTGGAAAGCCTATTTGCTTATGTTTAACTTGTATGGCATCATTCCATACTTTATTTTGGTATCCAATCTTTTTTGGATTTAATTCACAATTGATACCGGTTGCAATTATAGCAGCAGGATTAAATTATTTAATCGGAATTTTATCTTCTTATTATGAATAAACTTGCAGGAATTTGGAATGTATGGGATGGCGATGAGCATTTGCGCCGCTCCATTGAATTAATCAAACCGCATTTAGATGCGGTAATTGTTATTTATCAGAATATGAGTAACATAGGAGAAATTTATGAGCCTAACATACCCTTTGATATATTAGATTTTAATGAATTTTATATTCCAAAATTAGATGCATCTGCACAATGGAATGAAACAAATAAAAGAAATAGAGGATTACAATTAGCGAAGATGATTGGATGCACTCATTTTATCCAATTAGATTGTGATGAAATGTATTTTTCCCATCATTTTGAAGCAGCAAAACAAATTGTGTATGAAAAAAATTTGGATGCTTCTTATTGCCGTCTAAAAACCTATTATAAATATCCAACAAAACAATTGGTTCCCGAGGAGGATTATTTTGTTCCATTTATACATAAGATTTATCCGGAAACTATAATGATATTTGACAGAAGATATCCGGTATTAGCAGACCCAACAAGAAGGACAAACACATTTACAATACATGAGGAAATAGAATGGCTGCGTATGCACCATTATTCTTTTGTTAGAGAATGTATTACGCGCAAATTGCGCAATTCAAGTTCAGCATCTGCATTTGCAGGACAATATGATTTATGGGATAAATTTGAATCAACCGGTGAGATGATACATTTTAAAAATTATAGCACAATAGATGTTCCAAATCATTTTAATTTGTAAAAAAATTGCAAAAGTTTAGAATTAAATATCAATAAATTTGTAACAATATGGAATTAACGCAAATATCCGATAATTATTTTTTATTTCAAGCTAAAGCACCTGCTGATTTAACCATCTTCAATCAGACAGATGATGTTTCGCGGGGTATTATACGCTTTGGATTAAATAATAATTTTCCACAAGAAATAATTAAATCAGTTCAGACATCACCAATTGCTAATTCTTGTGTTGAAACACATGCAAAATTTTTATATGGAGATGGTTTGAATTTTGAAACGCCAAATAATCAGCCAAGTGTATTCGCAGAAAAATTAAAATTAATTTTTAATGATGCTTTTTATCAAAGAGTTTGCTATGACATGGCATATTTTGAAAGTTTAGGATTGATTTTAGAATTCAATATTAATGGATACTTAACAAGAGTAAAAAGTCAAGATTTTTCAACTATTAGATTAGGTGTTCCAAATGATAAGGATAGCGAAATTACTTATGCAAAATTATCAAGCAATTGGCAACAAGAAAATAAGCTAAAAAGATACAAAGCAGTTCCGATAGATTTATTTAATGACATTCAAACAAAATCTAAAATTTATAATTTTAGTGTCAATCAATTATACGATGATTTTCAAAAATGGAATGGGGCATTAAAATACATTAGGCGATATAAACCCGGTCAAGTATATTATTCACAACCAAAATATGCATCGGCTTTAAAATGGATTTATGCAGATGCACAAATTCAAAACTTCCATGCAAATAATATAGATAATTCATTTGCACCGGCATTTATCGTTTATGTTCCTTGGAAATTAGATGGCGTTGATGAAAATGGCGTACCTATGAAAGATAGTTTGCGCAATTATATTGAAGATAGATTGACCGGCGCAGATAATGGCGGTAAATTTGCAATATTGGATGGCGCAGCTAAAGAGGGAAGTATTCAGATTGTTCCTTTTGCGCAAAGCACATCGCATGAAATGTATATTACATTGTCAAATTTAATTCGTGACCATATCGCAACCGCATTTCAAGTGCCGCCGGTATTAGCAGGAATACAAGTTGCAGGAAAATTAGGCACCGCAAAAGAATTAGCAGATGCTACATTATATTATCAGAATGCAATTATCAAACATGACCAAAATCTTTTGATGTTTGAATTAAATAATTTAGCAAAAATGATGGAAGATTACGATGGAACAATTATTTCAGTATCCAATTCAATTCCATTAGGATTTATTGCAGATTCTTTTGCTACTTCATTTACAGAGGAGGAAATTAGAAGTGCTTTTGGCTATGGTGCAAAAGAAGTTCAATTAAATTCAAAAGCAACAAATATTATTGATAATATTAATGCATTATCTCCTTTGGTTGCAAATAAAGTATTGGAAAGTATGTCGCAAGAGGAAATCAGAAGTCTTGCAGGATTGCTTGGAAAAAAACCTTCTGATATTATCACACCTATAAATCCAATACCATGAGTTGTTGCAAATGTCAATTTATTGAACAAGAAAATTTTTATGGAGTAGTTCCATTATCAAGAAATGTTGAAAGTCAAAATATTGATATTGCGATAAATAATACGCAAGTAAAATATATCAATCCATTGCTTTGTCAAGATTTATTTGATGAATTATGTCAGCAGATTGAAGATAATGAATTAAGCGCAGCTAATGAAGCATTGCTTTGCTATTTAGAAAAAGTACATGTTTGCTATGCTTACGCAGATTTGTTATTTTTTCATTCTGTGCAAGTTACCAAAGAAAGTGTTGTTCGTAAATTTACAGATGAAAGCGAATTTATTGATTTTGATACTAATGCAAAGCAAGCAGATTATTGGACAAACATGGCAAGAAATTTTGCTAATGAAATGTTTGAATGGATGAAAAACAATATTGATTTAAATCCTTTATTTGACCAAACAAATTGCAACGATTGCGAAGACCACACAGAGAATTCAAGAAGCACATGGGGGATAAGTTAAATGATAAACATTTACCAAAATCTTGATACCAAATTAACATTATTCCTTGAGGAGAAGCATGATTATTATTTATTTGTTTTTACAAAAAATAATGGCTGCACAGAAGTAAAAAATATTTATACTGCAATTGAATGTGATTTCTTTTCTTTTATTGTTAATGAGGATTTAGAAGTTGGAACATGGATTTTGAAAATTTACGGACAAGACAATTATTCAAATTACAATCCCGAAAATGCAATATTAGTTTTTGAAGATAATTTGCGAGTAAATAGTATTGAAGATGCCGGCGGTAATTTTTTAATTACGCAGGATTGCAAATATTTTTTAACAGAAGCAGGAGAATACATAATATTAGAGCAATGAAAAATTATTTTTTAAATAACA